GGCTGGCCATAGGTCTGGGTGAAGATCGCCCAGTCCCGCCCGGTGAAGGCCTTGAACATCCAGCCCCACATCGCAACCCGCGCCAGACCGGCGCGCAGCAGGATGCCGGATTTGGCCGGGATATCGGCAAAGACGAAGCGGAAGGCAGGCAGCGGCACCTCGCGCCCGCTGTCATCCAGCATCAGCGGCCGCGCCAGATCGTGACGGGCAAACCGGATGATCCGGGGATCGCGCCAGGCCAGCTCCTTCGGCAGATACTGCCCCTCGGAATGATCCCAGATGATCGCCGTGGCGGAATAGCCCTTCGACAGGCAGTCGAGGATATGGAACAGTTCCTGCTGCAGCTCGTCGCGCTTGACCCAGTCGCGGACCATATCCGCCAGCCTGCCGTCATGGGCATCGTCCGAGGCCGCCTCGACCGTGATGTCGAGCTGCGAGACCGACCGCTTCCGGGTGCCGATCACACCCAGATAATGCGGGTCGCGTTCCTCGATCACCTCGGCCAGTTCCATATAGCGCACCGGATCGCCGTGATCCGCCGCGCGCAGGATCTGCGCCAGCCGCAGCGGGTTCAGCCCGTCGCCCGGATAGGAGGTCAGCGGCGAGCGCGCCCCCGACAGGCTCGGCGCCCCGACATCGCGGGTCAGGCTGGCGCGATCCACCTCATAGCCCCAGCGGTCGGTCAGGATCAGATTTCGGGCCATGGTCAGATACTCCCGCGAAGCCGGGCGCCGAGCGGCCCGCGCCACCAGCCCTCCTCTTCGCTCCCGAACATTGCGGGACCGCCGTTGTGGCCGACCCTCTGGTCATGGACCGGCACCGGCACATAGCCGTATTCGACCCAGCGCATGCGGCTGGCAAAATACGCCAGCGCCAGCGCGATGGCATAATCGCCGTGGCGCTTCCTGCCCTTCTCGCCCTCGCGGACGGGGGGCACGCGGGGGATGCCCCGGATCAGCTTCACCATGCGCAGGTCTGAGACATGTTCGCTGTCGGCAATCAGCGCGATGTGATCATCCTCGAAAGCCGCCTTCAGCGGCGGCATCTGCAGCCGGTACCATTCCTCGCTGAACTTGATCGCCCAGACGAGGCCGGGGCCTTCGGGGTCTTCCTTCAGCCCGAACCTGCGCCCCATATCCTCGGCCACGGTCCAGCCCATGCCGGTGGCATCGAAGGCCGCGCCGACCAGCCGCGCTCTGACATGGTCGAGGATCATGCCCACGACGCGCTTCTGTTCGTCGCCGGGCACGTTGCGCATTTCCAGCGCCAGCGCCTCGCGGCGTTTGAGACCGGCTTCAATGGCCAGCAAACTGACCGTGGACAGGTCGGCCACCCGGCCGAAGTCGAAGCCGAAGGCATAGAGCGGCCCAAGGTCGATCCCGGCCAGCACCTCGCCCAGCTCCTCCAGAAACGGCGCCATCAGCGCTTCCTGATCCAGCGCCGGGCGGTGCAGGTAATCCGCCGGAAGCTCCAGCCGCATCACCCTGCCGGGCGCGGTCATCCGCGCCTCGATCAGCGGCGCGGGCAGCCAGGCCCCGGAGCCGAGCGCCGGGATGCAGAACAGTTCCTCATCCGCGCCCTCGCCATAGAAGTCGATGATCTCCTGCCGCCAGCCCGCCTCGGCCGCAGGCGTCCAGGCATCGCCGGTGCGCAGGCAGATCCGCTGATAGAGCCCGTCGCGCAGCGCCTCGTCGAAGTCGATATGCAGGTGCCGATAGCAGCTCGAAAAGCTCGGCCCCGAGGACCGCAGGAAATCGCTCTTGATCAGTTCGAAGAAATCCGGCGCAACCTCCGATCTTGCCCCCCGGGGCGCGGTTTCGACGCGGTGGCGATCCGCGAGATAGGGCAGACGGTCATCGGGCCGCACGCCTTCGACCAGCGAGAGCCAGCCCCAGATCGTGCGCACGCCCTTGCCTTCAGCCGCTGCGACCTGCCGGATCGCCTGATCCCGGCCCAGCACCGGCTCCAGCGCCTCGACCGCCTGGATCACCAGAAGTTTCGCACGCGCCTTGCCCTGCACCGCCTCGGGCAGCCGTTCGAACCATGCCCATGCGGTATCGCGCTCCGGACGCTCGGCCCCTGCCCCGCCCGCTGGCGCAACCTCGGCCAGCAGGCGCCGTTGCGCCCGCGCGGGCAGCAGTCGCCAGCAATATTCCCAGCCACCGCCGCGACCGGAGCGACGCCGGGCGTAATGCGGATGCGCGCGCCAGTGCTGGCGCTCGGCCATGGCATCGACACCCTGCCGCGTGTCCGGCACATCCGGCAGGCCGCTGGCTGCCAGTTCCGTGGTGGTCCACCATTCCTGTTTCGGAGTCAGCGTCATGCCTGCCCCTCCCGACCCCGCGACCGGAACGGCACGATCTCCGCCGCCTCGGCCCCGTCGCCGGGGCTGGTCTGCGCAGTCATCAGGGGCGAAAGGTCCGCAAAGACATCCTCGACAAACCGGCGCCGCGCCACGAGCCGTGCGCGCGACCAGGCGTTCAGAAGCGCCTTGAATTCTTCGTCAACTGGGTCTTTTACGATGGGCTGAAGACCGGATCTGAGGCTGCGCATGGCCTCGGCTGCGGATTTCGCGCCCCCTTCGGACAGCAGGCGCACCACATCATAGCGATCCGTCGGCTGGCTGATCTTCGCGATTTCGGTCAGGTCTTTCAGGCTGACCTGACGCGGCGCCGCGCGCAGGCTTGCAACCTCGTCGGGGCCAAGTCTGGAACCGGCGGCGACGATCTTAAAAACCTGCCGCTCGGTCATGCCGAATTTGTCGGCAGTGGATTTCACGAATGCAACTGAACTCGGTTCAGTTGCATCCCAACGCCCAGCGGCACCGGCAACGCCACGTCGCGTTTCCGGGTGCAGGCGCTCATAGATGGCCTTGCGGGTGGCCAGAAACACCGCCGTATCAAGGGCGTTCATTTCGGCACCGGCAAGGTTGTCGTCAATCTCGATCAGTCGCGCCCAGTCGTCGGTCACGTCCGTCCAGATCTTCGCCTCGATCTCGTCCCAGCCCAGACGCCGGGCGGCTTCGGTGCGATGGGCGCCTGCCAGCAGGTGCAGGCTGCCATCCTTCTTCTTGCGCAGATGAATGGCGTCCTTCATCACCCCGGTTTCGCTGATCGAGGTGATCAGGCTTTCAACGCCCGCTGCGCTGACCGGGCGCAGGCGGGAATCGATCACGATATCGGCGATCCGCACCCGGTTCTGCTGCATCAAGGTCGGTGGTTTCACGGTTTGGCCCCTTGGTCTTCGCCGTCACGACGCCGCGCGACGGATCTTCGCTATCGAATTGGTCGGAATGCTCAGCGAGGCGGCATCGCCCCGGTTGCGGCAATGCGCGCACAGCCGGTTGTGGATGCCCTCGCTGTCGAAGTTTCGCCCGCAGCACATGCAGGGGCGCGGCCCGCGTTTGGCATGGCGGTCTGCCTCTGCCTGCATCGCCCGCGCGGCCTCCACGGCGGCCCGGCGGCTTTCGAAGGGCGGCCCGACAAGCTTGCCTTCGGGGCTGATCACCCGGAGCCGGCCGCCGATCCGCTCGACGTGGATCCGCTGTTCGGGGGCGCTGAAGGTGCCAAGCATCGCCTCAGCCCCCGTAGCTGGCGGTCAGGAAACCGGCCAGCTCGTCCATCAGCCCGCATTCCTCGGCCATGGCCATGGCAAAGACGCACTCGGCAAAGGCATCGCTGGACGCCTCAAGGTGCGAGTCAGCCAAATCCAGATTGCCTGCAATCACGGCATCACCGTGCAGGCGATCCTGCTCGCGATAGATTTTCGCGTGGTGGCGGATGGCCTCAAACAACTGGCACTTCGACAGGGGTTCGATGTGATCCTTCACGGGTTTCCTCCGAAAATGATGATGAACATGGGCAGCAGGACCGGCGTGCAGACCACCAGCGCCACCAGCGAGGCGATGCCGAGGAGGTCACCGATCCAGCAATCATTGATGCGGTCATCCAGCGCGCGCAGGCGCCGCCAGAGCGACGGGCGCGGCACACCCCGATCCAGCCGGACTGCCTTACCAGCCGGATCGGGGCGGCCCTCGCCGCGGCAGGGGCCAACCGACCCCGGCGAAAAGGGTTGAAACGACATCACGCGGCATCCTTCGATTTCGAGGGGCGCGAGATGTCAGCGGGCCATGCGAGATCGATCGGCCAATACTGATCAAGCCACGCAAGAACACGGGCGGCAGTCGCAGTGCGGCAATCCCCGCCGCCTTTCAGCTTTTTGAAGAAGTCGCCCTTGCCGAGGGCGCGCATCGAGATCGCGAAGTGCGTCACGCCTTGGTGCTTGGCCAGCGTGTCCGCGAGAGTGATGAGGGCTTGCTTCTGTTCCATACAGCAAATTTAGCCGATACGGGCCGATATATTCAAGCCCGTATCGGCTATGTATTGTCGATTTAGCCCGAATCGGCTAACAGAAGTCGAATGGACCCAATGGACGAGCTCCTATCGACGATTGATGCAGCGCTGGCCCGGAAGGGCCTGTCTGATGCAGCTGCGTCGAAACTCGCAGTTGGGAACTATGCGCTGATCAAGAATCTACGCTCTTCCCGAGCCACATCCCCTGAAGATCGCCGGACGAACTTCCATGCGCTGCAAAAGTTGGCAGATGTTCTGGGGCTAGAATGTTACTTTGGCCCGCCACGGGAAACAGGGCCGGTCCAACAAGTCATGATCAATGGCTCGGACTATGCGCAAATCCCGCTCCATGACGCATCACTGGCTGCTGGCGGTGGCATGGAAAACAGCACTGAACACGTCGTTGAACACATGGCGTTTAAGCGTGACTGGCTTAAGCGTGAGGGCATCAACACCTCGGCTGCACGGCTGGCCCGTGTGCAGGGCGACAGTATGATGCCAACAATCGCCCCCGGCGATGTGGTGCTTATCGATACCAGCAAACGAACTCCGCCTTTGCGCACCGCCCATACGATTGATGTTCGGCATCGTGCCCCGATTTTCGCGCTGCGCGGCACAGATGGTGCTCAGGTTAAGCGGCTGCTTCGACCTGCCGAAGACCAACTGCTACTGGTCAGTGACAATCCCGACTACTTACCTCGAATTATGCAACTAACCGAGGGGGCCGAAAGCAACATTATCGGTAAGGTAGTCTGGTGGGGGCATACGAACCGAGAATGAAGGAACTTCGCTGCGGAGGAAACCGCCGTGACCACCAGCGAAACCATCAGCCGCAGCGGAGGCGACAAACCCGAAGCGCAGGCCGAGCTTCAGGTGTCGAATTTTCCGGTCGCGCAGTAGCAGGCTCTGAGTGAAAAGAACCTGGTTCCGATGACCTGACCACACTCATCAACTAGGGGCTGTAATCTAACCGAAAATTCCTTAGCTTGACCCTGAATTATGATGCCGAAGGTTCCCTATGTCCGATTCACTGCGTGATCTTGTCCTTAGCCATATTCCCGAAGACGGCTCTGCCATCGGCAATGGTGCCCTGATCGCGCGGCTGCGGGAAACCCTGCCCAATCTGACGGACGAGGATTACGCCGCGGCCAAGGACGCGCTGGTGGATGAAGGCATCCTTGGCAAGGGCAAGGGGCGCGGCGGGTCGGTTTACCTGATCACCGAGGATGACGAGGACGAGGATCAGGACGACGATTTCGAACTGACCCCGACCGAGGAACCCGCACCGAAGGCGAAACGCCCTGCTGCCAAGGCCAAGGCCGCGCCGCGCAAGTCGGGTGAACCGGCGCAGGTCATCAGCTATCGCCACACCGACACGCGGGTGAACAACCCCGAGGTCGGCATGGTCCACCCCGACAATGACCCCGACCAGCCGAAAACCGTCTGGGCCTATGATCCGCACCTTGACCCGGCGCTGATGTTCGACAGCCAGCGCGCCCGGGTGGAAAAGCTGATCGACGATGCGCTGGCCTCGGACAATCCTGCCACGATGAAGGATGCGCTGGCGGAACTGCGCGCGTTGCAGGCGCCTTACCTCAACTGGGCGGGCAAGGCGGAGAGGACGAGCTTTCAGGTCGATACCGTATCCCTGCATGTCCATGAACGGGTGGACCCGGCGACGATTCTGGCCAATGCGCGCAAGCGGCTGAAGGGTGAGGCGAAGGCGGCCGAGGTCTGGCGTCAGGCCGATCTGTTCGCCGCTCCGTTCGAAAACCTGCCGCTGCGGCAGGCGCTGGATTTCTACCACCACGAAAAGGGCTGGTCGAACCGGCTGATCGCGGGCGACAGCCTGCTGGTGATGAACTCGCTTTTGCAGAAAGAGGCGATGGCGGGCCGGGTGCAGATGATCTACATCGACCCGCCCTATGGCATCAAATACGGGTCGAACTTTCAGCCCTTCACCAACAAGCGCGACGTGAAGGACGGCGCGGATGCGGACCTGACCCAGGAACCCGAGATGATCAAGGCGTTCCGGGACACCTGGGAACTGGGCATCCATTCCTACCTGACCTATCTGCGCGACCGGCTGTGGTTGGCCAAAGAGCTGCTGCACGAGAGCGGGTCGGTCTTCGTGCAGATTGGCGACGAGAACTTGCATCATGTGCGAGAGATTCTCGACGAGGTTCTTGGAGCTGAGAATTTTGTCTCTGTGATCACATTTGTTAAAACCTCAAGCTCAACAAACGACAATCTATCGAATGTCGCAGATTACATTGTGTGGTATGGAAAGTCGGTCAAAGACGGGAAAATAAAGTTTCGACCGATATATAATGAGAAGGCGGCTGGCGAAGCTGGCGGCACTAACTATAATCGGGTTTTCAATCCTAAGTTTGGTAGCGTTAGCGCCAATTCCTACGTCGATGACGTTCCGGCCTCTGCTGTCCCCGGCTCCAAAATCTACAGTCTAGACAACATAACAAGCCAAGGCGCAGGCCGTGAAAAGGGCGAGGGCGCGGCCTCTTGGTTCCCCGTTTCGCTGTGCGGGCAAGAATATCGTCCATCCATGCAAGTTCGCTGGAAAACCAACGAGGAGGGCATGGAGCGGCTAAAAAAGGCCGCCCGCATTGAGGGAACAGACTCACGTATCGGTTATGTCCGCTTCCTCGACGACTTCCCTGTATTTCCTATCTCGAACAACTGGACCGATGTCGGCGCGAGCTTTATGGCGGATAAAGTTTATGTTGTTCAGACGGTTCAGAAGGTCGTCGAACGCTGCATGTTGATGACCACAGACCCAGGCGATCTGGTGCTCGACCCAACCTGCGGCTCGGGCACCACCGCCTTCGTCGCCGAAAAATGGGGCCGCCGCTGGATCACCTGCGACACCAGCCGCGTGGCGATCACGCTGGCCAAGCAGCGGCTGATGACCGCCAGTTTCGACTACTTCCGTCTCGCCTATCCACATGAAGGGCTGAAAGGTGGGTTCGTTTACAAGACCATCCCCCACATCATGTTGAAGTCAATCGTCACCAACCCTGAGATCGACTCGATCTACGACAGCAAACACCCCGCCATCGTCACGGCGCTGGACGCGCTGAACGCCACCCTCAGCAACGCCCCGCCCTTCCGCCCCGCCCAAGGCGCGCGCAAGGGCAAGCCCGTGACCTTCGCCAAGGGCGAGAGGCTGGAGGAATGGGAAGTGCCGTTTGATCTGCCCGACGACTGGCCCGCCGCCGCTGCCGAACCCTTCGCCGCGTTCCACGCCGCGCGGCAGGCGATGCAGGCCGCGATGGATGCCAGCATCAAGGCCCATGCCGATCAGGAAACGCTGTATGACAAGCCAGAGGTGGACAAGACCCGCCTGCGCATCACCGGCCCCTTCAGCGTCGAGGCTGTGCCCGCGCCATCGGTCCTGTCGCTGGACGATGTGATCGCCCCCGACCAGGCTGATGCCACGGTCGCGCGGTCCGGTGAAACCTCGCGCCAGACGCAGTGGCGCGATGAACTGGTCCGCACCGGCCTGCGCGCCAAGGGCGGCGCGATGCTGAAGATCACCGATCTGCAGGTCGCCCCCGGCCTGTCGCATATCCATGCCGTGGGCTCGGTCGCCGAGACGGGCGAGACGATTGCCGTCAGTTTCGGCCCCGAACACGCCGCGCTGGAGCAAAAGCAGGTCGAACGCGCCATCGAGGACGCGCAGAAGCTGGTGCCGAAGCCCAAGTTCGTGGTGTTCTGCGCCTTCACCTTTGACCCCGAGGCCGCCAAGGATATCGACGAGATGCAATGGCCGGGCGTGACCCTGCTGAAGGCGCAGATGAACACTGACCTGCTGACCGAGGATCTGAAAAAGGCGAAATCATCGAACCAGAGCTTCTGGCTGATGGGCCAGCCTGAAGCCTACCCCGAAGAGCTCCCAAATGGGATGTATCGTATCCATGTAGTTGGCTTTGATTATTTCGACCCAAGAACAGGAAAGCTTGAAGGCGGTGGGCCGCAGAACATCGCCATGTGGTCGCTGGATACCGACTATGACGGTCGTAGCCTGATGCCGCATCAGGTGTTCTTCCCCATGGCCGGGGCGAAGGACGGCTGGAACCGCCTGAAAAAGACCATCCGCGCCGAGCTGGACGAGGACCTGCTGGAGCAGTTCCACGGCACGGTGTCGCTGCCCTTCGAGGCGGGGGATCAGCGGCGGGTTGCGGTAAAGATCGTCGATGACCGGGGGATCGAAAGCCTCAAGATCATCGCGCTGGGGGCTTGAAGCGCATGGAGAAGCCGAAGTCCCTGATCATCAACTCGCCCTTCGTTTGCCCGGCCCAGCACTGGGTGGAAGGCCAGGGCGCGAAGCTGGAAATTAAGCCCGAACGCCGCCCTGCGAGTTACGAAGTGATCGACTCGCGCAACAACACCAAACGGGTGGAAACGCTTAACCTGGTGAACACGATCCGCGGCCGGGTGGATGCATGGCGCGCGGCAGGCTGGCCCGGCATCACCATCGTCACGCGCAAACTGCTGGAACACTGGCACGACCGGACCGAGGGCATCCGGCCCTATCCCTTCTACTTCTGCCAGCTGGAGGCGATCGAGACCCTGATCTGGTGGGTCGAGGGGGCCGAGGAATTCAAGCAGGGGATCGTCATTCCGGGCGATGGTGGCCCGTGGGAGCGGCTCTGCAACAAGATGGCAACCGGGTCGGGCAAGACCACGGTCATGTCGATGATCATCACCTGGCAGGTGCTGAACGCGCTGACTTATCCCAAGCGGAACAAAGATTTCGCGCGGGCGATCTTCATCGTGGCGCCGGGGCTGACCGTGAAGGAACGGCTGCAGGTGCTGATGCCCAGCGAGGGCAGCTATTACGACGAGTTCAACCTGTGCCCGTCCGAGGCGATGCGCCAGAAGTTGAACCAGGCCGAGGTGCGGATCGAGAACTGGCATACGCTGATGCCCGCGGCCGAACCGAAGCGGTCCGTCGTGAAAAAAGGCGCTGAGTCCGACGAGGCCTTTACCCGGCGCGTGCTAGGCAAGCTGGCGGCGCACAAGGACATCGTCGTGATCAACGACGAAGCGCACCATGCCTATCGCAAGCCCGCCGAGGTGAAGATCAGCAAGAAGGCGGCCGCGGAACAGGGAATCGACCTGGACGAGGCGACGCGCTGGATCGATGGGCTGGACCGGCTGCACAAGACCCGCCGCATCCAGCGCTGCTTCGACCTGTCCGCCACCCCCTTTGCGCCAACTGGCAAAGCCAGCACCGACACCGCGCTGTTCGACTGGATCGTCTCGGACTTCGGTCTGAACGACGCGATCGAGGCGGGGCTGGTCAAGACGCCGCGCGTCGTAGTGCGCGATGGCGGAATGCCGAATGCCCAGACACTTCGCCCAAAACTCTATCACCTCTACCGTGAGAAGGAGGTGTCAGACGACCTGAACAGGAGAGGTGCGGAACCGCACGAAGCACTGCCAAAGCTGGTGCAGGACGCCTACACCCTGCTGGGCGCGGACTGGCGCGAAACCCGGAGCCAGTGGGCGGAGGCAGGACACCACTCCCCCCCCGTGATGCTGACGGTCTGCAATCGGACAGAGACCGCCGCCAGGATCGAGCACTACTTCAATCAGGGCGACGTGCATTGGCAGGAACTGTCCTCGCCCATGCAGACCCTTCGCGTCGACTCGCGCGTGCTCGAGAAGGCCGAGGTCGGGGAGACCGCCACGGCCGACAAGGGCTATGAGGAGCGGCTGCAAGGGATCGTGGATGCGGCCCGGATCCCGGAGTCCCGGAAGGATCGGCTCAAGGCCCTCAAGAAAGAGGAGCTTCTGCGCGAGATCGTCGACAACGTCGGCAAACGCGGCGGCGCCGGGCAGGACCTTCAAAAAGTCATCTCGGTCGCCATGCTGTCCGAGGGGTGGGACGCGAAGAACGTCACACACATCATGGGGCTCAGGGCATTCACCTCGCAGTTGCTCTGCGAACAGGTCATCGGCCGTGGCCTTCGGCGCGTGACCTATGACACCGACGAAAATGGTCTGTTCCGCCCGGAATACGTCAACGTCTTCGGCGTGCCGCTGTCGATTTACGAACCCGCTGAGGGCGGTGAGGCGCCACCGCCACCGAAGCCTTCTACCCAGATCGACGTGATCCCCGAACGGGCAGAATTCGAACTGTGCTGGCCGAATATACTGCGGATCGAAACCGTGGTGAAGCCGGTTCTGACGGTCGACTGGGATGCTGTCGATGTGTTGACCCTCGATCCGGCAGCCACAGCGATCTCAGCAGAACTTGCCCCCGCGCTTGGCGGCGCCACGGACATGAGCAAGGTCCGCAGTATCGATCTGGCATCGTTGCCCGAGGGCTTTCGGCTGCAACGGCTTACCTTCGTTGCGGCGCGAAAGGCCTTCTCTACATTGAAGGGTAACTTCAGCGGTAACGAGGAATACCTCCTGCTGCAGTTGATCCGTCTGGTCGAAACCTTCCTCGCCAGTGCAAAGGTGGACATCCCGTCTTTGTTCCACGCCGACCCTATCCGCCGCCGTGTGTTGATTGCGCTGAACATCGACACCGTGGTTCAGCACCTGATGCGGTTCGTTACCAGCCAGAACACGACCGAGCTGACGCCGGTCTTTGATGAGGAAAACCCTATCGGCAGCACCAGCCAGATGCGCCCTTGGTATACGACGAAGCCCAACTACCCGACCATCAAGTCCCATATCAGCCACGTGGTCGGGGACTCCGCTTGGGAAGGCTATGCCGCGAACGTCTTCGAGACGCGGGATGAAGTCGTGTCCTTCGCCAAGAATGATCACCTTGGATTCCATATCCACTACCTCTGGCAAGGATCGCGGCGGCGTTACGTCCCGGATTTCATAGTCCGGTTACGGAATGGCGTCACCCTCGCGCTTGAAATCAAAGGGGTAGACAGCCCACAGAATAAGGCCAAGCGCGACGCGCTGGCCGAATGGGTAAGTGCCATCAACTCTGCAGGCGGTTTTGGAACATGGGCATGCGACGTCGCATTTGAGGCCGCGCAGGTGCATGACATCGTTTCGAGGCATTCTTAGACTGTGCAGAAATCCCTCAGGCGTTTCGCCTGAGTTACCCTTCGACGCAGTCGCCCGCCTCATAGAAGACCCCTGCCAATCAAGCATCCGCAGGCGAAAAATCAGTTGCATGTTCTGGGCGAGGCATTGCGCGGCTCTGTAGGTCAAACCGACGCAAAATCAATGACTTAACCGAACATGCAACTGGCTCCGGAAACTTGCGGCCCGATTTGCATGTTCGGATGGCCAGTTCAGCCGCGATTTTCAGCCGCCACAGGCTCAAGATCGCAATTTCTCGTCGTGAAAACGGACACTTAAACGGTCCCTTCTCCGCAGGGCAAATCGCCCGTTTCGAAGATCTAACATAAAGGGGCTTACGCGCTTGCGTTCATAGTTTCCCCGACAGGCAAGCAGCCGGAGCGAGATCTAAACCTCATAAAACTACCTTGAACCAATGACTTACCAAAGCATCCCACTCCTTCCCGACTGTTCCCACCTTTGTGCAGTTTTCTGTGTCAACTCACAGCTGTAGCGTGACGGCTGTAGCGTGACTGATGTAGCGTGACGGCAAAAGCTGCAGAGTTTTACACCAAATCCTGCAGCAGAGCGATTTTTTGCCTCTACCGTCAAAGGGTGCTGCAAAGCCCCGGTTAACGCCAGCCCTCAAATCACCAGGCCTTCCATCGCCGAGCCGACCTCCTCAAGTGTCGTCGCGGCGTCGATTGCGGCGCTGGCGGTGAGGCGGAGGGCCTCCAGACCGGCGGCGGTGCTGCGCCAGAGGGTGGCGAGGTTGAGCCAGATCTGCGCGAGGCTGGCGCCATCGGGGGCGGTGATGCCCAGCTCGGCCGAGAGCAGCGGATAGGCGGCGGGGTCCGGTGTGGGATCGGCCATCCAGGCGCGGGCTTCAGCTTCCTTGGCGAGGTAGATCATGCTCTGCCCCGGCAGATCGGTGATCAGCGTGGCGCGGGCGGCGGTGACGGCCGCTGCCAGCGTGACACGGGCCTCGGCTTTGGCGGCCTCCAGCGCGGTTGCGGCGCGGGCCTCGGCGGTAATCGTCCTGCTCCAGTCGATGCTCATTCTGCGGCCTCCTCAGCCGATGCTTCATGAACGTTTCCCGCGCGGGCGCACTGTCCTGCTGCCAATCAGCGATCCTTATCGGTATGCCTATATCGACTTCGGCGCCAAGGATCCTAACTCGAATTTCGGCAACGATACCCATTACGGGCAAGCCTTCCTTGTTCGCAGTGCGAATGATCGAATTTTCGAATTGAACATCGCCTATCCTTTCCCGACCAAGGCCGCTGGTTTCCAGAACCAGAAAGTTGATCTGGCAGCCTACGGCAAAGACATCGGTCGGGCCATTGGGGTCCTCGAATTGTTTGAGACCGAGCTCTATGAGGATGCAAACATCGTTCAGCATCTCGCCCATCGATGCGCGTCAATCTCGCATCGTCCGGCAGGGCGGACCCTTGATCTCTTTGTCAGATCCATCATCGGAACTTGAACGCCTAGACCAACGGTTTGCACCGAGTTATCGAACTGCGGCATCAAGCGAACGACCGTTTCGCTGAGCGCTGCCTAACAGAAAGTCCTAGGTCACGACCAGCGGCAAAAGGCTTAGCTACCGAAGGCACAGGTCCGTAGATCGGCTTCTCTTCTACGACTTGCGTAAACCCGAGGGAGGCGTTCCAGGAGTTCCGCCGAGAAACACCAGCGCTATGATGGCAGCGAATGGTGTCAGCAACAAACCGACAATGACCCAGGCAACAGGCGACCGGCCGCGCTCGGTCGCCATGGACGCCGGTACGAAAAAGTAGAGCCAAACATTAAAGATCAGCAGCAGGACCACGATTACACCGCCTGCAAAGTTGCTCATGCGGTCTCACCTCCACGGCTGCGGACATACTGGCGCATACTTGCGGTGCTCTCCAGCTTGATATTGGCAAAGTAGATGGCATCGGGGGACAGGCCGGTCAGGGTGACGGTGTTCACCACACTCCAGGACCCCGTCGTGTCATTGGTCCAGTCGCCCGGCCGCGCGGTGACCGCCCGGTCAGAGACCGCACCGTCCTGGATCGAGCCGCGCACGATCAGGCCCCAGAACTCGGCAACACCGTTCCTGCGGATGCGCCAGCCCGCCGCGCCCGGGGCATAATTGTCGGATTGCAGCGTGCCGCCGAACAGCGCCATGCCGGCAGTGCTGAAGCTGTCGGTGTCGATCTTGTCGGCATCGATATCGCCGGATTTGATCATGGCCTTCCTGATATAGGTGGCGCCACCATCCACCACGAAGGGCACATCCCGTGTGGTTCCGTTGAGGATGGCAAAGCGGTCGGCATCGATCAGCACCCGCCCCACGCCCGAGCTGGTGGCCTCCAGAAACAGCGCCGCCGTCTGGGTGGTGGCCCCGCCCGAGGCCGTGGCGGAAAGGCCGATGCGCGAAGTGGCACCGGAAGGCGTGGCCTCGACGCTGACCCGGAACTTTCCTGCCGCCGCGAACTTCCCCACATCGGCGCTGAGCGCCGTCAGGGCACCGGCATTGGCGGTGATATTGCCCTCCGCCGTCGTCACCCGCGTCGTCAGGGCATTCAGCGCCGAGGCCGGGGCCTTGCCCGCCAGATCATTCTGCAGGCTGGTGATCGCCGAAGACTGCGCCGATGTGGTGGACAGCAGATCGGGAATATTGCCGTCCTGCACAGAGATCCAGTTGGCCCCGCCCCAGCGGTAGCATTTGCTGTTGCTCGAAGTGTCAAACCACAGATCGCCGATCCCGGGGCGTCAGCCCGGTCGGGCCATTGATCTGCCGGAAAAGGACCGTCAACACGAAGATCGTTTAGACGCTCCAACGCACCACTTCCGGCACCCCACCCAACGGCTCGATATTACTTGATTGAGTGGTGGCGAGGGGGGGATTTGAACCCCCGACCCCACGATTATGAGTCGTGTGCTCTAACCAACTGAGCTACCTAGCCACTGGCGCGGTTCCTAGTGAAGCCCGGCGGGGAGGTCAAGCGGGAATCGCAACTTTTCTCACCTGCCGCTTCAGTCATGCGCCACGCGCGGTCGCCCCGAGGCGATGACACTGAGCGTGGCCTCAAGGAACATGCGGTTACCCTCCACCTCGGCCTCGCGGATGTCGCGGTGGGTGGCGATATGCACTTCCTCGGCACCGGCACGGGCGGCGCGGCTGCGCGCCTCGTCGGCAAGTGCGGTCTCCAGCGCGGCCAAGGCGGAATCAGCACTGGAAAACAGCACGTTGCCGGCGGGCAGATGGGCAATGAAGCGCCCTTCTCCGGGGCTGGTGACAAGGCCGGTGGCGCGCTGGCTGACCTGGCCGACCACGGCGCCAATGGCATTGGCAACCCCGGCATGTTCCGGGAGGATCATCCGGCTGCCAAGCCGATCCCCGACCGCGCCGTAATAAAAGGGCGCCGAGGCGCCGAGGCCGATCACCGGCACCGCCAGCCGCAGCCCGATGTCAACCACGCCGCGATGCCGCGCCAGCCCCTGCCGGGTCAGCAGGTGGCGCGCCAGAACCTCAGGCGCCTCACCTGCGAAAGCCGGATCTTCGGCGAAGGCGGCCTCCAGCAGGCAATCGACGGTTTGCGCGGTCAACTGGTCGACGATCATCCGCGCCAGAACCGCCGGATCGGTGGCAAAACGCTCGCCCCGCCCTGTCCGCCGCCGCCCCAGCAGGCGCAGCGCCTTTTCAGAGGCCAAAGCATCCCAATCGGCCAGACCCCCCAGAACATGACTGGCATCCGAAGGGGTAACGCCGGAAATCATCACCAGCCCGCGCGCGACCAGCCGGTCCATCGCCGCTACCTCCAGTCGCGAGGTGATCGGGCGGGCCATCGGCATCGGCGCGTCGATCCGGGCCAGCAGCGCGGCCTCCCGCGCGGTCAGCCCGCCGGTCTGGCCCTGCATCGGGATGACAAAACGCCCGTCGAAATCGCCCGAGACCTCGGCCGACAACGCACGGTCCAGTGCCGCATGCACCATCTCCGCATGATCGACCGCCAGAAGCGAGACCGGCACCAGCCGCCGGGGGCCAAGCCGCAACCCACCCTCAAGCCCTGCTTGCAGCAGATGCACCTCTGAATCGCCCCCAAGGCCGGTGGTGCGCATCGCCACGGCCTCGACCATGGTGCGGAAGCCACCGACGCGCGCACCTTCCGGGTCGATCTCGGGCAACCCGTCTTTCAGCAGCGCCACGTCGGTGGTGGTGCCGCCGATATCGGAGACCAGCGCATCAGGCTCGCCCGTCAGCCAGCGCGCACCGACGATGCTGGCGGCGGGGCCGGAGAGGATGGTTTCAATGGGACGTTCCCGCACCATGGCGGCGGAAATCAGCGCGCCGTCGCCACGCACCACCATCAGCGGCGCGTCGATGCCGACAGCGGCCAGATGCCGCTCGCAGGCCGCGACCAGCCGGTCGATCATCCCAATCAGCCGCGCATTCAGAACGGCGGTCAGCGCGCGTTTCGGGCCGTTCAGCCCGGCCGAAAGCTCGTGCGAGCAGGTCACCGGCCGCCCGGTCGCGGCACGGATCGCGGCGCGGGCCGCGACCTCATGTGCCGGGTTGCGGGTGGCAAAACGGGCGGCCACGGCAAAACCCATGACATCGGGCGCCAGCCGCGCGGCCTCAGCCTCCAGCGTGGCAAGATCCAGCGGTGCGGACTCGGCACCGGAATGTTCGTGACCGCCCGCCAGACGGATCACCGGATCACCGCCCAAAGCCTCGGTCAGGCCGCCGCGTTCCAGATCGGCGGCATCGAAGCCGATGAATACCAGCGCGACGCGGCCGCCCTGCCCCTCGACCAGCGCATTGGTGGCGAGCGTCGTGGACAGTGACACCATGGCCACGTCGGCAGGCGCGACCTGCGCCGCCGCCAGTGCCGCATCGACAGCGCGGCCAATCCCGAGGCTGAGATCAGCGCGCGTGGTCAGCGATTTCGCCTTGCCCACCACCTGCGTCGCTGCCTCGTCCATGATCGCCGCATCGGTGTAGGTGCCGCCCGTATCCACGCCCAGAAGGTATTTCATGTCTCGCCGTTCCTGTTCCGCCCCTTTCCGATAGCTGCCGCGCGGGGCAAGGTCATCCCCGCCTGCGACCCAAGATGTCGCAGCCGCGCCTCTCGCCATGGCCCTTGGAGGCAGATAGGCTGCGGCAGGCGCGACGGGGGCAGGATGCAGGGTTTTCCGCAAACAAGGGATCTGGTGCTGGTGGGTGGCGGCCATGCGCATGCGCTCGTGCTGCGGATGTGGGGGATGCGGCCGCTACCCGGCGCGCGGCTGACCGTGATCAACCCCGGCCCGGTGGCGCCCTATACCGGCATGCTGCCCGGCCTGATCGCCGGGCATTACCGGCGCGACGAGATCATGATCGACCTCGTGCCGCTGGCGCGCTTTGCGGGCGCGCGGGTGATCCTGGATCGCGCGGTGGGGATCGACCGCGCCAGCCGCCATGTGCTGCTGGAGGGGCGCGGGCCGGTCGCCTATGACATCGCCTCGATTGACATTGGCATCGGCTCGGGCCTGCCCGGGTTGCCGGGCTATGCCGCGCATGGCATTTCTGCCAAGCCTTTGGGTGCCTATGCCGAGGCGTGGGAGGCTTTCGTCACACGCGCCCTGCCCGCCTCGCATGTGGTCATCGTGGGGGCCGGGGTCGGCGGGGTCGAACTGGCGCTGGCCTCGGCGCATCGGCTGCGCGGTGCTGGCGTAACCCCACAGGTCACGCTGCTGGAGCGCGAGGCAACCGCCCTTCCCCATATCGGCACCGGTGCGCGTGCCGCCCTGCTGGCAGAACTGACGCGCGAGGGTGTAACGCTGCTGACAGGCGCCACGCCCGCGAAGATACGGGCTGAAAGTGTGACCCTGACCGACGGGCGCGAGCTGCCCTCGGATTTCACGCTTTCCGTCGCCGGGTCACGGCCGCAGGGCTGGCTTGCCGATACCGGGCTGGACCTGCACGACGGCTTCATCACCGTCGGCCCGACACTGCAAAGCTCGGACCCCGCGATCTTCGCCGCAGGGGATTGCGCGCATCTGTCCCATGCACCGCGCCCCAAGGCCGGGGTCTTTGCAGTGCGCGAAGCGCCGGTGCTGCTGCATAACCTGCGCGTGGCGCTGGCGGAAACCGGCACGATGCGCCGCTATCAGCCGCAACGCGATTACCTCAAGCTGGTCTCGACCGGGCGGCGGAATGCAGTGGCCGACAAGTTTGGGCTGCGGCTGACACATCCACTGCTCTGGCGCTGGAAGGATCGGATCGACCGCACCTTCATGGCGAAGTTCACCAGCTATCCCGCGATGCCGGTGCCGCCACTGCCGCAACCGGCCGCCGCGGGCCTGGCCGAGGCGCTGGGGCCCAAACCGCTCTGTGGCGGCTGCGGGGCGAAAGTGGGCGCGGAGCCACTCGCGGCGGCGCTGGCCCGCCTGCCCGACACGACGGACCCGGATATCCTCACCGGCCCCGGCGACGATGCGGCGGTGATCCGGCGGGGCACGGGGTTCGAGGTGCTGACCACCGATCACCTGCGCGCCTTCAGCCTTGACCCCGGCATCATGGCCCGCATCACCGCGCTGCATGCGATGGGCGATGTCTGGGCCATGGGTGCCACCCCGCGCGCCGCACTGGCGCAGATCACCCTGCCCCGCCTGTCAGACCGGCTTCAGGCCGAAATGCTGGCCGAGATCATGGCCATGGCTGGTGCCGCCTTTGCCGAGGCGGGGGCGGCTATCATCGGCGGGCATACCAGCATCGGTGCCGAGCTGACCCTGGGCTTCACCGTCACCGGTGAGGCCGCGCAGATCCGCCGCAAGGGCGGCGCGCAACCGGGCGATGCGATCCTGCTGACCAAACCGCTGGGCACCGGCACCATTCTGGCGGCCGAGATGGCGGGCACCCGTCTGCCCGGTGGCCTGCTGGGGGATTCCTATGCGGCGGCGCTGGCCTCGATGACCACGGCACCGCTGGCGGCGGCGAGGCTGCTCGCAGCCGAAGCCTGCGCCCTGACCGATGTGACCGGCTTCGGGCTCGCCGGGCATCTGCTGGAGATTTGCGAGGCCTCGGGCACCGCCGCTGATCTGCACCTGGCGGCATTGCCGCTGCTGCCCGGCGCCGCAGCCCTGGCATCGGCAGGTGTCGCCTCGTCGCTGGCGCCTGCAAACCGGGCTTTGCTGGTCGGGCGGCTGGACGCCCCTGCGGATCGCCCCGAAACCGCATTGCTGTTCGACCCGCAAACCTCCGGCGGCTTTCTTGCCTGCCTCCCGGCCGGGCGGGCCGAAAGCGTGCTTGCGGCTCTTCATGCAGAAGGCAGCCCGGCCAGCCTGATCGGCCATATCACCGATGGCCCGCCGCGCATTACCGCGCGCTAAACACACTGCCCCGCTGATCCGGGGGAAGTGGTAGGCCCGGAGGGACTCGAAACATATTGATTTTTAACGATAATTTCATGTATATACCAGCAAAAATACCAACAAAGTTTCGGACGAATGTGGACTAATGGAGGCTCATCCTAGAAATTGCAGCATTTCCCAACGTGACCACAGATTCTCGACTGGTCTGCCGATTTTCCTCGCATATCGAATGCAGTTGAAGGTTCCGCCCCACGATCCATCCCAAAGGGCAAGCATCAGATGGGCTCTGTCGGCCATCCATTCGTTGCGAATCTGCAGAGCAACGCTTCCTGGGTACGGGTGAACAATGTGCACCTCATCCGCCAGATCAAGCAACTTCCACATTTTCTTCTGCGACGACAACGGCCATCGCACTTCGAAGCCGTCGAAAGGAACTGCCGCTGTCAAAGGAATCCCGAGATCAAGCGTGGCTTGAGCTAAAGCCTGATCCCACCCGAGAGCCATGCCGCTTATCACCTGCTTCGGCCGTGTGTCGTTAAGCCATGTGCGGGCGAGTTCGACCAGTCCGCAGAATACCTTATCCGAATAACCTCCCATCTTGTCTGGGCGGTGCCCTGTCCCAGCCACGATCATTTCGTAACCAAGGCATGCAGAGCGCATGGCAAAACTGTGTTGAAGAAGGTTCCGTTGATTCTGTTGTATTCCATCCGCTCCCGCTCGGCTTCGACGTAATCAGTGCGATCAAGATGGTAGCAGGCAGCCAAGGGTAAGACCCAGGCGAGGCAAGGATTCTTCCCTTTGGCCCGACAGGTGCAGTTTCCGTCCGTGAGTTCGTCGCACGTTGCGAAGGCGTCAGAACGCCGAGGTTTCCAGGGTTTCTTCTGATCGGACTTGCTGCTCATGGCGTCACCAGCCACAGGTGCAACGCCGGCACGTTACGCTGGTGAGACCGGCTGCGCAGACCTCGATAAACACGATCCAGTCCCTCCCGATCTGGATGACCCCACACCCATGCCCCGGTGTGCGGCTCGAAGTTGAGGGCAAACCAGTTGTCCATTTCGCTGTTTGCGGTGCTGCGATCAAGGTCGATTGACCGGGCCAAGGCATCGTATTCGGCATCAGACATGATCGGATCAGCGTGCCTCTCGTAAGCCCACGCTGCGACCGCAACGCGAATACGGCGACGGGTTTCTTCGCACACCCTGATCATGCGACACACATCCAGATGCGCAGGGCATCACCGCCTGCCACAGTCGGCGTTTCACCAAGAGGCACTGCGTCGATGATCTGTCCGTTCAAATTGGCAAGGTGCATGTCGAGGCGCCGCCCGATCCATGTCACACAAGGCACCGCCCAGCTGTTGCCGAGTTGCTTGTAGCGTGGCCCGTCTGCTGCCATCCCTTTGCCCACAGGAACAAGGGTGTGCCCATCGGGGAAACCCATCAGCCGTTCGCACTCGACCGGCATCAGGCGGCGCACGGCCATTTCTCCGATCTGAACTAAATCTCCCCCTTGATTGCCGCTCACCGGGCCGGCCGCCATTAACGGTTGAGAGATATCTGTTATGCGTGCTTTGAAATCTTTGCCGCTGTTCATCGGCATAATTGACCATGGAACAATAGGATGCCCTCGTCCCGTGCCGTCTTCGCTGCCGTCAAATCCTTCTACTTTCAGCGCATGCGTAATGTCGCCGGTCACGCAAACAGCGTTCTCCTGTCCCGAATTGCGGCCGAGCGCGTGAGCCAGATCGACGCCGACAATCGGGTCTTGGGTTCCGTGGATGCAGACAGGAACAGGCTGCAAAACAGCCGGGAAACGGTTCTTCTCGGGCATCGTCTGCCCCTTGTGGAGAACGGCATCAAGGGTCTGGCTGACCGGCGATCCGTCCCACCATTGCGGAACTAACCCAACATCTCCTGCAGGCTGGACATAGCCGAGGCCGGCTTCACACTTTCCCGAGATACCGCCGACATAAGTGCCCGCAGCAAGGGTTCCGGCAACGTCTCGCCCCGGCTCTCGGCTCGGCGCAGAATCCCGGCGCAGGCTGTCGAACTCAAGTAATACGCTTTGGGGATCAAACCCCTCACGAGCACTTGCGACAACGAACAGACGCTCGCGTCGTTGGGCCAGACCGAAATATTGGGCATCGCTGGACCGCCAGCCGACTGTCCGTCGGGGTCCAGCAACAACACCTGCACGGGACCACTTCGCCACATGCTCACGGGTTTCTTTTTTCCATGTCCAGTGGGCAGAGGACCGTCCCGGTTCAGGTCGTGGACCCGGTTCGATGGGATCTTCCACACCCACGAGCGCGGCGAGAAAATGTCCGAATGCGTTTCCGCTGTCAGATCGGACGCCCGGTACGTTCTCCCAGAAAATTGCGCATGGGTGCTGTCCGTCAACAGCGCGTCGATCGTCGATTGCATTGGCGAGTTCCACGAATGAAAGGGTGAGCTGGCCCCGGGGATCGTTCAGGCCACCGCGCAGGCCGGCAAGAGAGAAGCCCTGGCAAGGGGTTCCTCCGCAGAGGATGTCCGGGGCTTCGGCTGCACCGGATCGCACCATATCAGGCAACCGGGTCATGTCTCCCCAGTTCACCAGGCGATCACCCCACCGAATGCGCTTCAGAGATTTTTCCGTGCCTTCGAGAGGGAACCGAGGGGCGGTAGCACCAAAGCGATGGGCCAGAACTGCAGATGCTGCGACATCAACCTCAGCAAGCCATGCCGCATCCCATCCGAGTTCATGCCATGCGATAGACGCGGCCTCGATCCCGGAGCAAACTGATCCAAAACGCATTTAGGGCTCCTGCTGGATGCCCCGAAAATACCCTCAAAACGTGAAAGAGTCCACGCAAAAAGTGATTTTAGAACCCTGTCGTATTTGCGGCCGGCCAGCTATCCGCCGCCTTCGAGCGCTGCCCCTTGGCCGGATCCTGATACGAGACGACGCAACTGTCAGCGCGCTGCGAGAACAAGACGACGTTGCCGTCAGATTCCCACGCCGAAACATTCTCGGTCTTATAGGCGGGTTCCCCGTAGGTTTCGGTGACCCCATAAAAGGCAGCCGGGCAGAAGCGGTTCTCAGTGGGAACAAGTTTCACCTCGACCAGTTTGCCGCCATCGAACACCGGAGAAACAGCGAACTGCATATCCAGATCGACACCAACACCTTTACCTGTGATCGTCACTTCCGACGGCGCCGCGCTCCTGAACTCTTCTTCGTTCATCCCCCATTCGGTATTGCGCCAACCGGCCGAAGCCGGCGAAGCCGCAAGAACAAGGCAAAGCGCAAGGAGTCGCATGTCACAACCTTTCAGCGAATGACTTGATCTCACGGAACGGCATTTGGGTCGCGTCGTCAACTCGGACGATCACCGCACCATCCTTCCGTTTACCCTCGGCCAGGGTATCGTGGTTGATCTCGAAGAACCGAAAGCAGAATCCTTCCTCCTGCACCACGCCGATGACGATATTGTTGTCAACGGCTGAAACCGGAACCGAGAAGGTCACCGCTGCCCCTTCCTTCTGCCCGAGCGCGACGTGCAGACGATACTGCGCGCCGCGGATGATCGCGTACAAGTCGGTGCTCTCTTCGCGAGCCCGGTCATCTGCATTATCAGGGAAGGCGGGATGGCACCCGGACATCTGAATGATACCGGCGAGCAGGTTCACCGCACCGCTCATCTCTGCCTTCCTGATTTTGGCATCCTTTTCGCTGATCTCCGACGTGGTGCCGAGGGCCAGCCACGCCTGATCCACCGCGAGAATTGCAGCGAGCTTCATCATGGCGTCAGGTCTCGGATATGTCACCCCGATCGACCATTTGCGGACGCTTTCGATGGTCACGTCAGTGTCGAAGCGATCCTTGAACTGCTTGACAATCCAGCTCAGGCGTCCGTAGTTCTGCGGCGGAACAAGAGGGTTGCCGTCACAGGCCAATTCGAACCGTGCGCCGAACTCAGGATGCCTGCGTTTCTCTTTACTCATCGTCACGGTTCCTTGCGCCGATAGTCAATTACTAATTGACAATAAGAAACCGCCCCCTTGGAATCAAGAGGTGATTCATAGAGATATTAAATTCACCTTAATGTTGCATTTGGTTCCGGCGCAAGCGAACTGCTTCTATGATCCTGTCCTGGTTCACATTTTTCTCGTGCAACGCTTCAAGTTGCACCTCGTCGTAGGTTCCTCTAGCGAGAATCTGATAGATCGCCACCTGATTTTTCTGGCCCGGCCGAGGCAGACGCATGTTTGCCTGAAGGTACAGCTCCAGCGACCACGGCAGGCCGAACCAGCACGCCAGATGCCCGCCGAACTGCAAATTTGTGCCGTGCCCGATCGAGGCCGGGTGCGCCAGGAGCTTCTTGATTTTCCCGCTGTTCCAGCGGCTGATGAAATCGTCGCACTCATTTGCGACCACGGCATCCGGGTGCCGCTTCCTGATCGCAGCGAGATCGAATTTATAGGAGTAGAAGACCAGCATCGGGTCGCCGGCCGCCCTCTCGAACAGCTCGTCCAAGGCGTCGTGCTTCTCGCTGTGGACGTGGGCGATTGACCCGTCAGCGCGAAACATGGAACCGTTGCTGAACTGTAGCAGCTTGTTGACCAGAACACCCTTGGTGACGGCTTCAACGTCATAGGGCTCCGCGAACAGTGTCTTCTCGAAGCGCCGATACTCGTCCATCACCTTTGACGACAGATCGACGCGAACGGGAACGTAAACCGGGTCATCGACAAGCTTGCGCGGCGGTATCGAGATCACCACGTCTTTCACCAGCGACAGGATTTCCTGCTCTGCCCCCGCCTTCGGCTGGCGTTCATAGGTGTAGCGATCCTCGATGAACCAGCGCTTCCTGAACTCTGTGCGGCTGCGACCGAGGCGGTGCCCCTGATCCAGCAAATACACCTGACCCCAGATGTCTTCGATCCCGTTCGGTGTCGGTGTGCCGGTCAATTCGACAACCCGTTTCACCATCTTGCGGGCAATCGAAAGAACACCGAACCTGGTCATGTTGCCGCCCTGCCGGATCTTCGTGCCGCGAACGTCCCCGATCTTGCGCATTTCGATGTGATCGAAGCCAAGAAGCGCCCACATGCGCGACATGTCTCTCTTCCAAGCTGGGATGTCAGCCTTGGGTAGCGGATCACTCACATAGAGCAGATGATCGGTGTCCTCGAAATAGATGCCCCAAGTCTCACCGATTTTTGCCTTCACCCGGGCGCGCGTGGTTTTCTTCGCACCTTCCTTGAACATCGAGGACTCGTCGATGACCAACAGATCCCAAACCCAGTTCTTGACCGATCCGATATGCTTCGCCAGCCATGGAAGCACGTCTCTGTTGATGATCAGGACATCGGCATCCTGATTCAGGGCAGCGATCCGCTCAGCTTCGGTGCCGACACAAATCGCATAGGAGATGTTGCGGGTATGCGCCCAGGCGGCAAACTCATCCGGCCATGTGTTCAGCGCAACGAACTTCGGGGCGATCAGCAGTGCCTTCCGAATTTCGAAAGTGATGAGCATATCCAAAATGGCTGTCGCCGTCGCGCCTGTCTTGCCGGAGCCCATACCGCTCACGAGCATCAGGGCCATCCGAGCCATGATCTCGGAATACATCGTATTCTGATCTTCCCGAAGGTCGTGGCGGGTTCTCATCCCAGCAACCCTTCAAGTTCCCTGGCAAACGAGGGAGGCATCCCAAGGCGACCGCGAGCCATTTCGACGTACTTCGGATTCAACTCGCAGCCGATCCATGAGCGATTGTTCATTTGCGCGACGAGCCCGGTGGTTCCGGCACCGAAAAATGGGTCAAGCACCGTGCCGCCGACAGGTGCGCCGGCGTCACAGACGCAGGTCGGACGCCAGCCTACAGTTTCCGATGTGACCAAAGGACCCAGTTTCAGGTTCTTGCCGTATTGCTGGCCCGCCCATTTTCCCGATGCGTTCACATCTTCTGCGGTGCGGCCAGCGCGGCCGCTACCTCCCCAGAATGACGTTGTTTTCTCGACCACCCGTTCCTGCGGCGCGCCACATGCCGAGCAGCAGCGTTCCGGCGCACCGGCCATAACACAAGGTTCGATCAGGTCAGGAGGAAAGGTTGCAAAATGTGCGCCCTTGAAAGGCTTTGTCGTCACAGTCCAGACCGAACGCCTGCTGCGAAGACTGCCTCCCTCCCACGGAACCGATCCCTTCTGATCCCCTCTACCCAGGCTGCTTTGAGACGGGCGGGATTTTCGAGCCAAATTTCCGCTGGCCTGACCGACTGCATCTTCCTTTATCGCTTCGTGATCAAAGAAGTAGCGAGGCGATTTCGAAAACAGGAAAATATACTCGTGCGCCTTGGTGCAGCGATCCTTCACGCTTTCAGGCATCGGGTTTGGCTTCGACCAGATGATGTCTTGCCTCAGATACCAGCCATCTGCTTGCAGCGCGAAGGCCACACGCCACGGTATGCCAAGCAACTGCTTCGACTGTCCCGGCTTCTTGTGCCCGGTCTCCCCGACATCAGGGTTCCTGCGGCCGCCGTTTTTCCATTCCGCCAGATTTCCGCCCGTACGCTTCCCGGCTGCCGCACCGCTATAGCTATCCCCGAGGTTCAGCCACAAAGTTCCATCATCCCGCAGAACGCGACGCACCTCACGGAACACCTCGACCAAGCGAGAGACAAATTGTTCGGGAGTCTCTTCGAGCCCAATCTGATCTTCATGCCCATAGTCACGAAGTCCGAAGTATGGCGGGCTGGTGATGCAAGTATGAACACAGCCGTCGGGAAGAGTTTTCATGCCCGCGATGCAGTCGCCGGCAAGCAATGTCTGCATCATGTCACTCAGCCACCGACAGCTTGACGCCAGCCTCGCGGAACATGGTGCGGGCGACATCAAATTCGTGTTCCGGCATCGAGGTCGTTCCCGGCCCGTAGACCACCGCGCCGATCCCAGCCTGCACCAGTGCCTTCGCGCAGTTGGCACAGGGGCAATGCGTCACATAGACCGTGCAGCCTTCGGTTCGGATGCCAAGACGAGCGGCAAAGGCGACAAGGTTCGCTTCTGCATGCGACACCCACAAATACTTCTCCGGGCGCACGTCGCGCCGGGACGGCATGTCGCGAACACCCATCGGGGGACCATTGTAGGCAGTCAGGAGAACCTGCCGCTGGGGACCGACCAGTACAGCACCAACTTGCGTCTGATCCTTGCTTTTCTTCGCCGCATGCAGCGCGAAACCCATGAGATAGTCGGACCATTCGGGATTCATTTCATCATCCTCCTGAGAATTTCGATGCCGGTCTCAGCTTTCGAGACGACCCACGGACGCAGACCGGCGTCTTCAAGCCGGCGATGTTCTTCGATCTGCAGGCGATCGAGACCCTTCTTCGGCTTCTTGAACTCGATCATCACGATCACCCCGAAACCAAAGAAGAAGCTGTCAGGGCACCCACGGCGCCCGCGGTAGGACATGAAACGGTGAACCCAGCCATTGTTCTCGGCCCAGGCAATCACGGTGTCCTCTACCGTCGCCTCAAGGGTCGATGTCAGTTTGAAGTCCGAGGTCACCATCGAATCCTTCTTTCGACGTGTCAGGGTTTAGTTGATAATGTATCCCGGTATTGTTGTAAATCACGTTGCAGTTGACATGCTCAACAAGCGGAATGCCCCGCTGGAAGCGAAACTCAGGCCACGGCCACGGCGTTGAACCGCTGCCGTACTGAAAGACACCTTCTCCGGCCGGAACTCTGCCTCCACACCGAAAGCAGATGCCGGGGTACTTGTTCACGCCGAGAGTAGCCATAGACTCAAAACCCTCTGCTTATTCACCTTGGTCAGGCGGATGCGCTTCTCTTTGGGCTCCGGGGCGCCATAGAAGCCGATGTCTTTCAGGATTTGCTCAGCCTCCGAGATGTACCGCTCGTAATCGACATCATCTGGGAAATCGTCCGGCAGCCGCATCGCCGGCTTTGCGCCGTCTGTTTTCGGAACCTTCTTGAAGTTACCGAGGCTGTTGGGTTCCGCCTCGATCACCTCATCACCATCGGTTGACCAGTAATACCTGATCGTTTTTCCAAGGTAATTGTCGCGCCACGTCGCGCCCTTGCTGACCTTGATGACGGTGACAAACTGCCGAATATCCTGGCAACCAATGATCGTGTCGCGCAGCGGAGTCCCATGCTTGATCCGGGCCAAGGCCGCATCGCTGCAAATCGTAGCCTGCGGGTTCTTCATCATCTGCCCGCGCAGATCGTAGTCGTTCTTGTCCTCTGACCACGGGTTTGCAAACGGTCCTTTGCGCTTGTGCCCACCATTCGCCTTGATGGCGAAGTAGCTGTTCACCGAAGCGTTATAGATCGCGCGATACTCGACAAACTCAAGATCAAAGCCTGTCGCCTTTTCCCAGCGCCCGGTGATGTCTGCCAGCAGCCCGCCGTTCAGCCTGTCTTTCGTGATCCCTTCGAAGTGCTCACGAAGCAGTTTGAACACCATACCATCCGTGTTGCCGCTGACAACCGGGATGCCCTGCAATTCGGCTGCCTCGATCAGCATGAGCAGGGCAAGCTGCCCGGTCAGGGTGACCGAAATCATCAGATGCGGAGCATAGACGAACGAAAAGCGCGATCCGAGGCTGCCGAAGGTGCCATTCAGGGCGATCTTCAACCCCTTATCCTTCGTCTTGTTTCCGGCCTTCTTGGCCTTCACCCGGTCATCACGGATGCCGCGATAGATTTCAAGGAAACGGGGTCCGATCGCCTCAGGGTAAAGACCGAGGGAAAGGATGATCGCCGGGTAATAGGAGGCCACATCGGCGTCCACGAGAACGAAGTCCTCGTCGCTGACAACAGCCCGATTGGCCTCGGTGCTGTGCAGGCCGCCGATACCCATTGCATAGGTCGTGTCACCTATCGTTAAAGGGGTATCCGCCAGCCACGGCGGCAGATCTACCTTGCCGTCATCCCGAACAACGAACCTGTGCTCCTGAATGCGCTCAAGGATCGCCTGCAACTGCGGCGTCTGAAACTTGATGAAGGCGGGAGCTTTGTATTTGAAACTGTGGCCGGGTTTCACCGATGCCTTTTCGATCTTGCGACCAAGAAGTTCTTCTGCCCGATGCTTGATGATCGCCAGGCCCATTTGCGTATCGGACTTGGACCGCAGATCGACGAGAATTTCTTCACTCAGCACCTCGCGCAGTTCCATGGGCTCGCGCATCGCGTTCCACAGGTTCTCGGAGGCATCCAGATCGTTCTGAAGGCAGTAATGCGATACGAGGTCCATTTCCTCGTGCGTCAGGATCCTGTCCGGGGCGAACGGCAAATCCTGCATCTGCTTGCCGTGCAGCCGGCCATTCAAAATCTTGAGGCTGGCAAAAGGGTTCGGCTGGGGCTCGATCAAGTCGATGTGGTTGATGCCCCATGGAATCCTGAAACCGATAACATTCTCGACTTCCCAATACTTCACCATGCCAAGGATGATCCGGTCGGACACTTCCTTGATCTGCGCATTGGTCGGATATTCGCCATTGTCGAGAGGCGTGCAGGCATAGAGCAGGACCGGAAGGTCATAGCTCATCCCGTTGAACGTAGCTGTGGCCCGGTTGATGATGAAACGCCGCATCCAGGCGCGGTCAAAATCAGACCTGTCGCTGAGTTCGAAACCCCTGCGAGCTTCTTCACCGATCCGCTTGATACCGACGAAGAAGTAATTCGAGTAGGTTTCAATGTCGACGAGATAGCGATGCAAGGTGATTATCCATTAAAAAGTGACACCGGGCGCAGACCTTTCCCGCCCGGTGCCGATGCCGTCAGAGTTCGTCGTCGAAACCGGAACTGTCGGACCCGCCGCCCATGCCGACGAAATCATCATCATCGTCATCGAAGTCGTCGTCGTCGACATGCACGCCGCCGCCTTCGGGGAAACGATCACCGACTTCCCACGACCGGATCACCTCGACAGAGTTGAACAGACCGTCACTTCCGCCCTTGTCGGTGCCATACATGGAGACCACAACGTCAGCGTAAACGCCGCCGTAGAAGACCGAATTGATCTCGTCGTAGCCGATGATCCGCTTGTCTTTGCCTTTCAGCACAGGACGCTCGTCTCCAGCCTTCGGCCCGGCGCCAGCGATCCACAGCGTACCCTTGTAGTGATCACGAACCTGACCATCGGCCGTTTTCATCTTCTCGCCCTTGCGGAGACAGCAGCGCTTCGGCTCGTCATCCATCAGGATTTTGTAGAGATCAGGCTTCTTCTTGTACGCCTCGCCAGCAGCACGAAGCGCAGCGATGACCTTGGCCTTGTTTTCCTCGTGGTACTTCTTTCCCACGGGATCATTCGGATCCATGATGATGTTGACCGTATGCTTCGGTCTCCCGCTGCCATCCTTGGTCGTGGATTTCTTGTCCTTGAGCGAGCCGGGGAACGACAGCCGCACCCGTTTCAACTGAACGGTACGACCGTCGCTGCGTTCTTCGATGGTAGCCATTTTCGTGTTTCCTTTTTCAGGTTTCAGGTTTCAGGTTGCTTGATTTCGAGGTTTCAGCCGAGACGAGCCCTGACCAGGCAGTCCTTGGCTTCGAGCAGCTTCCGCAGACCGGCGCTTTTCTCGGGACCATCGGGAAGGTTGTCGTTCATCAGAACGGCAAGCTCCCCTATCGGCTTGCTCACTTCCTGCAGCTGCGGAGGAAGATGCGCATACTCGAAATAGCGCATGATCGGGTTGGACGCCGCGATCATTCCGACGCCCCGCCGCTTTTCGATTGCGTGCCCATGTCCTGCACATGCTGTTGAAGCACCTGAAGGGTCGTCAGCGCGCTCTGGTTCCACCACTGCTCGACAGCCCGGCCGTCGGCCGCCATGTAGCGGATCAGATACTGCGGTTTGCCGTCGGCGTATTCGGCGCGACCGACAACCACGCCGCACTCACCCGACGCCTCAATGATGACTTCGTGGTTGAGTTTGAATTTGAAAGCCATTGTCTTCTCCTTTCAGAAGGTATCGTCAAACTGATGCGTGTCAGGAACATAGGCTTCCCTCGCATCGGTATCGGGAACCAGGACCGGCTTGCCCGGCGCCTGCGTCACGATCTCGTTCAGGCGCTCCCAAGCGCCCGGGTGCCCGGCGCGATTGCGCGCAGGCTTCAGTTTGTTCTGCGCATCGGTGATCCCGATAGGCGCCATCGGCTTCAGTGCCTCGTCTCCGAGCACTGGCACCATGATCTGAATGGCCTTGCTGTCGTCCGTGTAGACACGCGATCCCTTGCGTCCGATCACCAGCTTGGAACCGGGATCAGGTTCACCGGACATTGCAGCCTCGACACTGGCGGCATGCAGTGAGCCCAGCCATTTGATGAACGTCTTCGCGTTGCGAACGATCTCGAACCGCTTGGCCGGATCAAGTTCGCGCGGATCAGGCATCTCTTCCCCGAAAGGGCGCCGGAAATCGACGACACCGAGCATAATGTCCATCATCCACTGATTGAACGCCGGGCATCCCATGTAGCCGGTTGCGGAGCGCGCCTGCCGGGCCGGGCAGTAGGTGCAAGCCTTGATCGACGGCGCGAATTTCGTCCTGCCCGTCGCAATGTCGTTGTAGACGTTCCTGATCCGGTCACCGAAAGCGATTAGATCGGGCTGATTGATGGTCCAGAACTTCATGCCCACCGACGGAATGTCGCTGTCGTTCGCCTCGATCACGGCCTGCATTTCTTCAGGCATATCGGAACCACCGCCGAACGCCCGCGGCTGGTCGATATTGATTATGCCCACGTCAAAATCAGGCCGCCCGAGATCATCCCAGAGACCGAGCATGTAAAGTTTCTGCTGCTCGTTATCCTCGGCGCTGACCGGGTTCATGCCGAACTTGAGGTCGGACAACCCAAGAACGCGACCGATTGCCGTGCCTGACCGAAACCAGCCGGCGTCCATGGTGCCGAATTGCCCCGGCAGCCAGCTGGAAAGATCAACGCGCTTCTCGATCAACAGTTCATCAGACTGTTCACGCACCCACTGGATACCCTCAAACAGGTAATCAGCCATCGCCTGAGTCACCTGAAACGTGAAACCGTCGGCAGACATCCAGGCGCCGACGAAATCGTCAGGTTCAAAGCCTTCGGCAAGACACATCTCGCGCACCAGATGCGCAATCGTCCCCTCGGCAGCCCATTCCGTCGCATCGTCCGCGGGAACCACGCGACGTGCAGTCAATTCCTCGACGAAGCGAACACTCGCGGTGCAGGTTGACCAACGCGCACAAGCCGAAGGCGAAAGACGGGCATGCGCGCTCATTTTCCACCCCTGAAAGCAGCAACTACCATCGCGATGCCGATAAAAACGGTGTAGATGCCGAGATTCAGCCCGAGCCACGTCCAGAACGAATGGGTGTAGAAGTCCAGAAACACGCTCACACTGCTCCCCTTTGCCTTTTGGAGAACTTGCGCTTCCCCTTTACGGATGTTCCGAGAACATCCATCTCTTCCCATGCCCCTCGCGGAATACGGCGCCCTTTTGCACGCAGCTTGTGCATATTGATCTGCCGACCATCGACCACGGTTACAGGCGTCCCGTCAGCTTTCACAAAGGCATAAAATACGCCTTCTTCGACCCGGAAACGGTAAAATCCGCGATCCTCCGGTGTCAGGCCCCGGACAACAAACTCCACGAAGTCCGCATATTTCACAGGATCAGAGCACGCTTTAACAAGCTCCCTATAAAGGGTTTGCGTATTGGTTCTCGTGATGCCGCGCTGCTGACAGCGTTCGAGGAAATGCTTATTAGCGCGCATCCTCTTTCGCCTTTTCGTAGTAATACCCGAGTCCCCATTGCGTTTTGATCTCGCCGGGATGCCATGCGTCTTTCAGCTTCTTCCTGATCTTGCAGACATAAACGTCGATGATCTTGCTGACCGCATAATCGTCAGGGTTCGGATAAAGCCGCGACAGAAGGTGCTCTTTGTCAAACACCCTGCCAGGTTTCTCGAACAGGATTGCGAAAAGCTGCGCTTCTTTCGGAGTCAGGCCAAAATCACGGATATGAAGCGCAACTTCGTGCGGATCGTGTGCCCGATCATTGAGTTCTATGTAGTTGAGCAAGAAATCAACAGCCTCGGCGGTTTTCATTCCCTCAACAAGGCTGCGGATCTGATGCTTCGCCAAGGTCATCTCCGGTCGTTCCGTGAAGACTATTCCTCTCCGCCTCGCTCTCGAACGAAACAGATCGAACTTCTCATTGCAGAGCCGTGCTGCGTCCGCGACCGAATAGCCTTCGCCAGCGAATTTTCTGGCCAGGTCTTCGTTTTCCCATTCGATCTTCGCAGTCACCTGACACCCTCAGCGATGCTCGCTCTGAAATCCGACCGACTTCCCCGAAAGCCGGACTTCTGTTGACCCACCCCCAGGCAGCAAAGGCAGGGAGCGAGCATCGCTGAGGGTGCCCCTTTCGAGGCACCGACAGTCATTCAAGCCGATCAAAGTTCGTCGCTGCTCGCGTCGAGCCTCGCCTTGCCGGCCTGCGTGGCGATGACCGCCGAGTATCCCCGCTTCGAGCCGAAGGCGTGCTGGCCCTTCAGCTTCTCGACGAGACCGGCGTCGCTCAGCGCCCCGGCGTGGATGATCGGCATGAGGCCACCCGTGCGGACGGCGCGAAGTGCGGAAAGCTGCTTGTCGGAAAGTTGCATTTCACGTTTTCCTTGATTCCTGGATCAGAGTTCGTCGGGATCGGCTGCGGGTGCCGAGATCGCCGCGATCAGGTCACCGATCTTCTTCGCAGCGGCCTTGCGCATGTTCTCGGGCACCGTCGCCATGGTCTCGGCCTTGATCTTCGGGTGAGCGAGGATCTCGGTGCGGACGGTCGCCATGCGGCGCTTGGCCTCGTCCTGCGGAACGGGATCGGTGTCGGTGCCGCCGAAGGTGACATAGAAGGCGCCCATGGCGCGCATGTCGTCATCGCTGGCTTTCTTCTCGCCCGAAATGATCGCGTTCAGCTCGTCGATGGTGATTTTCGGCGGCGCAGAAGCGGGCTGCGGTTTCTCTTCGGCCGAGGCGGCAGCGGTTTCAGCCGGCTTTTCGGTCTTCTTCGAGGTCGCGGGCTTGTCGACCGGAGCCGCAGCCGATTTCACGGTCTCGATCGCGTCGGTGCGGACTGCGAGCAGCTTTTCGGTGATGGCGGTGAGGCGCTGGATCTCCGCGGTGTTCGCAGTCAGCGCAGCGGTAAGGTCTTCCAATGCAGGCATAGTGTTCCCCTGGCGGTGGTTGATGGTCGTCTTGAATGAACCAATCATAAACACATTGCCCGCCTCGCCTCAAGTATAAATTGCACAAAATCACGAAACGGTTGATTTTGCCATCAGCGGGATGCTAGTGTGCCGGTGCAAGCAAGAAGGACCACACCCATGAGCAAGGCCGGGCGTAAGCCTAAAGGTCTCGATTACCGGGAAACTGCGCTGTTCGCCCTGATTTCGGAGCGGCTGCCCGAGTTTCACGAGTACGGGCGCCTCTCAGTGACGCTGCTCGCTGAGGCGATGGGTCGCAGAACGCAGACCCTCTATCAGATGTTCCGCAATGAGCGTGTTTCGCCGTCGAACGCGAAGAAGCTGCTGGAACTTTCAGAAGCAAAACCCACGGGCACGAAGCGCAAGCCCCTGAAAGACGTTGATCTTACACCGTTTCTCCTGAAGTAAGGGGCACGGTAATGACGGATACGTCCCTGACGCTTGAGAGCGTCCTGTCTGCCTGTTCCGGTTTGATCGGGAACGGGGCTTGTCTCATGTGGCTGCAGCCGAGGCGGAAAAACCCCAGGCAGGCTGAGTGGTCATCGCAACCGAGACCTGATCTGGATGCGCTTCGACGGTCCTATCTGCCTGAATCAAACGTCGGTATCCGTCTCGGACAGCCCTCGGCCACGCCTTTCGGTTTCATCCACATCATCGACCTGGACATTCGCAACGCTGATCTGGCCGACGAGGCTCGCAAAGCCCTGTCCGATCTGTTTCCGCAGTGGGAAACCTTCCCCTCGGTGATCAGCGGATCGGGCGGACATTCTCGCCACATCTGGTTCGTCACCGACAAGCCGTTTTCCAAGCGAAAACTGGCAAAATCAGACGGATATTCGATGGTTTTTGACCCGTCGAAGAACCGGGATGTGAAGAAAAACCACTGGGAAATCGACCTGCTCGGCACTGGTTCCTATGCGGTCATCCCCCCGAGCATCCACCCGGATACCGGCCTCGCCTACGTTTGGGAGCGTCCTTTTGACTTTTTCAGCCTCGAAATGGGTATTTTTGACGCAATTTCGTCGGAAACGGTCGAAAAATGGGGCGCAAAGGTCGTTTCTGACGAAAATCCATTCGATGATGACGAAGACGACCTCATCCGCGAACTGCGCACCGCGCCAGTCGACATTTCAGACGAAGAAGTCGAAAAGGCAGTACAAGATCTGCCGGAAAACTGGGTAGAGGACCGGGATACCTGGGTCACGCTCGGCTCAGCACTGCACCATCAGTATCAGGGTGGCCAAAAAGGCTTCGATCTCTGGTGCGAATGGTCAAAGCAGTCGGCAAAATATGACCCGAAGACCCAGAAATCGGTCTGGAAATCCTTCAAGGGAGACCTTCGGCCGGTCACCTTTCGCACTGTGATTCAGGCGGCGAACGAAGCCCGGTTGCAGCGCAACTTGCCGGCAGTCGTAGCTGATTCTGCCTATGACGACGAGCTGATGTCGTTGCTCGGCGCAGCAGCGCCGCCCGATATCGCACCCAAAGCCCCCGAGATCGACGAAAACTGGACCAGCTATCTGACCAGAAATGACGACGGGCAACCCACATCGACCCTCCACAACATCAAACTCGTGCTGCAGAACGATGTTCGATGCCACGGCATCCTCGCCCTGAATGAGTTCACGAGCGAGGCGGTGCTGATCAACGAGCCCAAGAGGGTGTCAAAGAAACGGGACAGCGCGAAGCCGGTCCTGAACCTCGATTCGGAGATTTGGCGCGTATCTGACCCCGTGAATGGGCACCTCTGGACTGATTCCCACGATCAGGGTCTTCGGCTTGTCGTCGAGGCGCCCAAGGGTCAGGGCGGTTACGGGTTCAAGGTCACCGATCGCGATATGAAAGCCGCGGTGGATATCGTGGCGAACAACATGCGCTTCCACCCGGTACGCGCGTATCTTCAGTCTCTCGAATGGGACGGTCAGTCGCGCGCAGATCAGCTGTTTGTCGACTTCCTCGGATGCGACGACACACCCTACCATCGGGAGGCCGCGAGGCTGATCCTTGTTGGCGCAGTCGCCCGCGTCATGGAACCCGGGCACAAGTTCGATTTCGTGCCGATCCTGGAAGGATTGCAGGGCAAGAGGAAGTCTACCTTCATCAGCATTCTCGGCCGCTCGATGTGGTTCGCAGAGCTGAGCGGAGACTTCCATAACCGGCAGCAGATGGTCGAGCAGATTCAGGGTGCATGGATCATCGAGATACCGGAACTGCAGGGCTTCAGCCGGGCGGATACCAACGTGCTCAAGGGCTTCATCTCGGCCACGTTCGACAAGGTGCGAATGGCCTATGCCCGCCGAGCGCAGATCTTCCAGCGTCAATGCGTCTTCCTCGGCAGCACCAATGATGACGAATATCTGCGGGACCATACCGGGGGCCGTCGCTTCTGGCCGATCAAGTGCCAGCTGCCTGATGACGTGGATATCGACACGGATAAGCTCGAAAGCGTGATCGACCAGGTTTGGGCGGAAGCCTATCAAATTTATGTCGAGATGCGCAGGACGTGCAAAAAGCGGAACCTGCCCCTTTACCTCCAGCACGACGACGCGAAGCGTGAGGCAAAAGAGCTTCAGGAAAGCCGGCGTGTCGAGACGGTGGCCGATACCCTTTCCGGGCAGATCGAGGCGTGGCTGAACGAGCCCACGGGGCCGGCAGAAGGTTCTGATGATCTTGACCCGAGCGCACCGCAAAGCCTGCGGAACGTCACCTGCGTCGCGGATATCTGGATCGGGATGATGGGTCGGAAGATCGGAGAACTGGATCAGGCTTCTGCGGTCAAGATCGGCACTGCGATAAACCGGGTTCCGGGGTGGCAGCGTGTCTCTAAATATCAGATCAGAACGAAGAAGTACGGCAGACAAAGGCTGTACGTCAGAGACGGGTATTCTTTGAATGTGACCGAAATCTTAGATCTGTGATAATATCTAAGATTGATCTAAACGCATCATTGATCTGAATTACACCCGGCGCATCGCGTCGGGTTTTTTCGTTTCAAGTCGATCATTCACATAAATCAATCCACCGTTGCCTGCGTTTCCAATCAGGCCGACTAGTCTGCTGGGAGTAGCCACGGGTGTAGCCACTAGAGTAGTCAGGTTAAGTTATTGAATTTTATACAAAAAAAACGATTGGCTACTCTTACTACATGCCTACACCCCCTTCTTATATAGTATACGTACAGGGGTGTTTTTATCCCGACCACTGGTCGGCATTATATGCCCGGTTGATATAAAACACTTTGCCCTTATTACGTTGCTTCCTTAGACAATAGACTAGACAGAGTAGAATATGAGACTTCAACTGTAAAAACAAAGACTTAACATGACTACTCTACCTGTCTACACTCTGACTACTCTGTTTACCCTCGTGATTTCGGCATAAAGCCCAACCGTGGTCGATTTAAATGCATCTTCTCCCCTGATTCCGAAAATTCTGTCGTGTGCGACTTATCTCCTGAAAACACATGCTTTCGCAGCCCTACCCCGACCTCGGACTGCAACGCATCGGGTGACCGGAAACTAAACTAAACGGTTCAGTTTGTTATATTATAACATTGCAAGTAAACTATACGGTTTAGTTTAGGTGTAAGGCATTGTTTTACTTGATGTTTTACTAGGGAAAAATTGAACAGGTGCATGAATCGGGGTCGGGGCTGCCCGCATCCCGTCACCCGCCACCGGAAGGACCCAAAGCCAGATGCACGGAAAGCGCATTCAGATCAATGTGTTACAGGTGAATCCAGATCAATCGGCGCCAGGATGCACGCAACGCGCACAATCCCCCTGCTTGCATCCGATCACAGGGCAGCAGAGCAGCACCTCGCAGGGCAGCAGAGCAGCACCTCGCAGGGCAGCACCACGCAGGGCAGCAGGGCAGCACCACGCAGGGCAGCAGGGCAGCACCACGCAGGGCAGCAGGGCAGCACCACGCAGGGCAGCAGGGCAGCAGGGCGGCGGGCCGCAGGGCAGCAGGGCAGCACCACGCAGGGCAGCAGGGCAGCACCTCGCAGGGCAGCAGAGCAGCACCACAAATGCAAACGGCCGCCCCAGATCACAGGGCGGCCGGTCACAGGTCAAAAGATAAAGGCGCCTTGCGGCGCCCTATGCTGGTGATGTTATTTGTATTTCTGTTGACGATATGTCGCCATTATGTATCCTGTTGATGTTCCCCGCTCACGCGGGGATGACCCTCACTATCGGGGTTCCTCTTGTGAGGGAGATATGCGTTCCCCGCCCACGCGGGGATAGGCCGCCCCTTCATTGTGGGCGGCCGCTTTACTCTTCAACAGGCACAAATTTCACCTGCCCGGAAATTTTGCCGCGGCTGTTGGTCATCTGGATTGTCAGACTCAGGCGGCCGTCATACGTCGGAATGCGGCGGCTATACATTTGCCTCTTGCGCGCAGGGATCATGTGAACCGCCGCGGCGTAGTCAGGCCAGGCGGGATGCGAATACATGGCATTAACCTGACCAAGCGTAACGCCGTCGAGAGTTACGTTGAATTTTTTGAGTGAAGACATTTTTCCCCCTTAGGTCTCTAGCCCTGGTAAAGGCTCTAGGTGTTCCGCCTGCACGTCAAGAGTGACGGACTCCGGTGAAGTGGATCGCGCTAACGCGACCGGGCTGGTAGTTTCGGATTGTGAAAGACTCCGCGTGCCCTGCCCGAATGTTGCGCCACAGGGTCAGCGTGCAGACTTGGCGCCTGGCATTTGCAGGAAAACCCGCAATCTGGCACTGGTTACGGATCCAGCTGCGCAACGCCGCGCTGCATGTGAACCGGCTTCCTGAGCTGCTCAGCGTCGCGCCGTCGCGGCCGATATGGGCGGCCGTGTAGCTGACGGCGGTCATTCCGGCTTCGCCTGTTCCTGCAGCGCTGACATGATAGCGGCAAACGCCAGCCGGTTCCGTTCCTTCATGCCTTCGCCGCATCCGAAAGCCCATGCCATTCCGGCCGGTTCCGCCTTGTGCGGGTTGTCGTCATAGGTCAGGCCAGTGAGTCCGGCTTGGTAGCCTTCGCCCCAGTTGTCGGGTTTCATGGTATGGACTCCTCAGAACCGGCCAAGAATTTTCAGGCCACCGCGCGGCCCGGCTTTGATGCATGCAACGGAGTCATTTGCCATTAGCACGCGTTCGACAATTTCCCTCTTTTCGCGTCGCGCCTTGGATCTGACTTCGGCCAGCGTTGGCAGCTGTGACCGGCTATAAGCCAATTGTGCAGCGTATCCGTCACCGTCAGCCGGCGTGACGTGATCGGGATGCACGACGACAAAGCGATGCGCGGAGTCATGCAGATTCCCGGAAAGCTGTGCGGCCGTTTCAACCGAAAGAGTCCAATGGGGGAAAGGCTTCCCCTCACAATCCGGCGCGCCGAAGATGACCGGAGTCCCCTCTGGTATGTCGAAAGTATCGCGCAAGCCATAATGGCCAGTCGTGAATTTATTTGTGACGCTAGTTTTCATCCCATCCCCCTATCAGCGAAACATTGCGACATGGCGCGCCATTTGGCGCGCATTGTCAGGTAAAGCGGGTTTCTTTCGGCTTGCTTCAAAAGTAACGCCGCTTTCGTTTTTGCGGAAAATATCCAACCAAGATTCCGCGTCGCTGGCCTGACAGATCCGCATGCCAAGCCAATAAACTCCGGTGGCGTGACTCCAAGTCAGGCGCCAAATGGTCAATTCATCTTTAGCCATTGTTCTGTCCCTCAGTACGCGATTGAGCGGACAGCATCGGTAAAAGCGCGGGTTCCCTCAGGATATTGTTTTCCGAGTGCCTCAACGCTTTCCGCCGTCCAGTCGTCTATCAGCCCGAGAAGGCTATCGCGTTTAGCGATTGCATCGCGCTTGAGTCTTGTTCCGGGTCCGATGCGGCATCCGGTCACGATATGGGAAACAACCCATGTTTCACCCATCTTGTGAACAATCAGCCCGGATTTAGCGTATCCGGTGACTTGCCACGGCTTGCCCATATATCCGGGCATGTTGATAATTTCTTTCATTACTTCAACCCTCCATCATCTCGAATTTTGCTGCAAGCGACCTATATTCGGCAGCTTTGCAGATCATCCCCCGCGCTTCACAACGCGCGGCACAGGTCAGCAGGTATTGAGCGATTCCCATTGTCAGCCTTTCCGCCGGTCATCCCGGCTTGTGTCTCTGTCTGACAACAAGAAAGCGGCGATTCGGGTTGAATGTCAAGTTAAACGTGACT